GGGGCGGCTAGTCCCCCGGCACGGAGGCCACGGTGGAAGTGCATGTACTGACCGCAAGCGGCGATGAGGAGACGAGGGTAATTGGCGTATATGAGAGCGTGCAGGCAGCGAAGACCGCGGCCCAGCAGCGCTTCGCACTAACGAGCCAATGGCTCGGCCCAACAGTGGTGACCTACGCGAAATGCGATGCTGCGCATAACTGGATGCCCGAAACGGTTTGGGTACGATTATCGAGCACCGACGGCCAATACTGGAGGCCCGAAACGGTTTGGGCACGATTATCGAGCACCGATACCCACGGACAGTGGGCCACAACTGCGGAATTGATACTTGAACTCTTCCCGGTTACAGTCGGGTAGTGCATATAATGCTAAACATAGAAAAAAGGAGCAGCGATGGACAGCCACGACCATAACTGGGGGGCACCAACCGATCTCCTGCCGCCGTTACCTGTGAAGCGCATCTGTTGGCAGTGCGGACGAGCCGAGGCGCATAACGTGAACCCCGGCCCTGAGTGGCTTTATATGGGCGTCATCGAGCGCACGGAAGGCGGTATGCTAAACTGGCCGCAGGCAAAGGGGGCCGGATGGTGGACGCTCTCCGACGGCAGTGTCGTCCGTGGCACTAAGGCAGCCGCCGAACGCCTAGAGGCTGACCTGCATGGTTAGCTGGTTTCGGTGGTGGTGGTGCTGGTGGTTTGCGCCCCTGCACGGCCTGACACTGACCGCCGAGGAACGCATGACTCTAGAGCAGACCTCGGCGGCCTGCCCCCACTGTGGCGGCTATCATGAGTTTGCCTGCCCATATCTGTTAGAGGCTGAATACTACGAGAGCGGCGCTATCAAGCGCGTCGTGTACCGGCCAGAACATCGGCGCTTAGTACGCTACACCGCAGGATAGACTATGCCCCGTGACCCGCGAGACCTCCTAAAAGCCGTTGCAGGCGCTGCTGGTCTTTCTACCCGGCAGGATATGAGCGGCCTGATGGCTGCCATCCAGATGGGCCAGAGCCTCGGTGCGATGCCGAACCCGTCGAGCCTACCTCGCGACCCTGCGCTCTTCACGGCACCGGGTGTTTTCGCCCCGTTGATGCCAGCCACTACGTTTCCCATCGATGCCCCTACTGACCGCGAGGGCGGCCCGATGCCCCGCGTCTGGCAGTACCCCGTCGGCTGGAATATGCCCACCGGCCCCCGTGCCTACGATGCCATCAGCTTCGACATGCTGGAGGGCATCGCCGACCGGGTGGACGTGGTGCGGAAGGCCATCGAACTCCGTAAGGCTGAGGTCACGAATACGGACTTCGACATCGTTCTGCGTGACGATTCGATGCTCCGCAGCCACGGCAAGGACTACCTGAAGGCCGAGCGGCAGGCCATTCGCGCCTGGTTTGAAAAGCCCGACCGCATCCGTGGACTCGACTGGGGCGACTGGGTCGCCGAGGCGCTGGAAGAGATACTCGTCAAGGACGCGCTGAGTATCTACCCCCGGCTCGACCGTAAGGGCGACTTGTACGCCATCCAGATACTCGACGGTAAGACCATCAAGCCCCTCATCGATATGCAGGGCGTGCGGCCCCCAGCCCCGAACCCTGCATACCAGCAGTTCATCTACGGCGTGCCTCGCAGCGAGTTCGCCATCACCGAGGACGAGCCGGTTGCAACCTACGACACCGAGAACCTGTTCTACCTGCCGAAGGTGGTGCGGGCTAAAACGGTCTACGGCTTCCCGCCGGTTGAACAGGTCATTATCGCAGCTACCACCTACCTCCGCCGGGAGCTATGGTGGCAGTCATACTTCACGGACTCCGACATGCCGGGGATGTTCGTCACGGCAAGCGAGGGCTGGAACCCAGACCAAGTGGCGCGCTTCGAGTCGGCGTTCCACAGCCGCCTGAGCGGTGACCCCACCTGGCGCTGGCGGGTCAAGATGCTCCCCTATGGCTCGACCGTGACGCCGGTCAAGCAGCCCACCTTTGACGTCACCTTCGATGAGTTCTTGGTGAAAATCATCGCGATGGTGTTCGAGGTGACACCTGCTGAACTAGGCTTTGCCCCGTCGGGCGGCCTGGGCGGTAAGGGCTTCTCGGCCGAGCAGGCCGACATCCAAGAGCGCAAGGCTTCACAGCCCGACAAGATGTTCCTATCGCGCAAGCTGACGCAGTTAGTTATTCGTGACTATTTCCACCAACCAGACCTGAAGCTAGTATTCCCCGAACACGAAGAGGACGACGCCCGGCTTATCGCTGAGACGAACCGCATTTACGTCAGTATGGGTGTTCGCACCATCAACGAGGTCAAGAACTCCCTGGGTGACGAGCCGTTCGACATCGAGCAGGCCAACGAGCCATTGATTATGACCGCCAGCGGGGCCGTGCCGCTTCGCTCCGTGCAGACGGAGGAGTTAGCACCTGCACCTGCACCTGCCCCGGTTGCTGAGGCAGCGAAGGCCGCTGAGAGTGACGGCTATGTACCGACAGAGGCGATGGCTGCCGCGGCACGACGCGCCCTGGCGTGGAAGGACGATGGCCGTGCTGGCGGGACGTCGGTTGGCTTAGCACGTGCCCACCAGCTCGTCAACCGTGAGCGCCTCAGCCGTGACACTGTACGCCGTATGTACAGTTTCTTCGCCCGTCACGACGTGGATAAACGGGCCACCGGGTTCCGCCAGGGCGAAAAGGGCTACCCAACCCCAGGCCGAGTAGCCTGGGATTTATGGGGCGGCGATGCGGGTGCTAGCTGGTCGAAGGCCCAGTGGGAACGTATCCAGGCAGCCGAAAAGGCAGGCAATGGCGATGCGTTCCTTTTTGCGGAACTCGACGCGTTCGAGGCGTATGCAGCCCGCCGGGTAGGACGACCCAATAGCCGCCCGTTCGAGTTCCTGCTAGCACCTGCCGCACTCAATAAAGTCCTCGGCGAACAGCCAGCAGTCGTCAAGGCAGCGACCGACCGGGTTCGTGTAGAACGCCTGATGAACGGCGTTTCTGACCACATCGTTGATGCTGCGGATAGCCTCCAGCGGTCGATTATTGACCGGGCGGAGTTCGTCGGCGGCAGTGTTGATAAACTGCGCGAGGCGGTCGTTGCAGTGTTCAACATCGGGAGCCGACGGCGCTTCCCCGACCAGGGCAAGACCCTTGGCGAGGCGGTAATTGAAGGCCAGCAACTCTACCTCGAAGGCTTCGGGGACGATATCCTTGCCGGTGCCTACGATGACATTCTGCGCTCCGCTGCCGTTCGTGAGCGGGCGAACCTGTATACTGCCTCTATCTGGTCGGCGCACGAACAGGGCCGACTTGCCGATGCAACTGACGGCGGCGATGTCGAGGTAACCATCACCTGGCACTCCAGCCACGATGACCGTACCTGCCCAGATTGTGCGGCACTTTCTGGTCGCAAGTTCACCGAAGCTACGCTGCCGTTCTTCCCCGGCCAGAGTGGCTTCGGTGGTGGCACAGCATGCGGGCCTGCGTGCCGTTGCTATCTCACCTATAAGCGGGAGGACTAACGTGGACACCGCAAACCGCGCCTGGGCGCTTGCCTTGCTGGAGTCTATGCGCTGGGGGGAGATAACATTCACGGTCAAGGACGGCCGTGTTGAACTGGCCCGTAAACTAGAGACGGTGAAACCGGCAGATGGAGGTGCGAATGCCTGACCTGAAAATGCTCGACAAGGCCGACATCTTTGTTCCGTTCGCGAAAAGTGAGCGCCAGCAGGACGGCTCCGTATTGGTGTACGGCAAGGTCACCGACGCCACGGTTGACCTCGACGGCCAGATTGCCGACCCCTCATGGTCGAAGGCGGCGCTTACCGACTGGTTCGAGCGAGCCGCCAACATCCGCGAGATGCACCAGCCCAGCGCGGTCGGTAAGGGTGTCGAACTAGTACAGGACGGCGACGCCACCTATCTGAAGGCCAAGATTGTTGACCCCGTGGCTGCCACCAAGGTGACGGAGGGTGTCTACACCGGGTACTCCTGGGGAGCCAAGCGCCCAATCGTGGTGCCTGACCCGACCAAGAAGGCCCCCGGAGGCATCATCAAGGGCGGACTCATCGTTGAGGTAAGTGTGGTAGACCAACCCGCCAACCCTGCGGCGACCTTCACGCTAGCTAAGATGTCGTTCGAGGAGATGAACGCCATCGACCCAGACCTAGCGAAGCGTGAGTTCAGCACCGAGGAGCGCGAGCGCATGTCCGAGGCCGGCACGGCAATGCCTGACGGCAGTTACCCGATTGCAAACCGAAGCGACCTGAAGAACGCCATCCAGGCATTCGGTCGGGCCAAGAACCCGGAAAAGGCCAAGAAGCACATCATGCGCCGGGCGCGAGCGCTGAAACTGGAGGACATGATTCCTGAGAACTGGAAATCCAAGACTAAGGCCGCCGAGGGCGATGCTACGACCGAAGGCGAACAGGTCTCCAAGGTCGAGCAGATCATGAAGCTGGTGCGTGAACTGATTGCCGAAGAGGCGATGGAATCCCACGGCGATGACGAGACCCAGTGCCTTGAGGTGCTCATCAGCGCCCTTCGCACGCTCTCGATGTTCCGCGATATGGAGAGCGAAGAAGTCGAGGAGATGCTGGAGATGGCCGCCGCAGCTAGCCTCGTGAAGGCTGGCCGTGCTATCTCTAAAGCGACCGAGGGCCATCTGTTCCAGATGCACGACGCCATCACCAAGCTGATGGGCGACAAGATGTGCAAGGGTTACATGGCGGCGGCGATGGCTGACGAAGAGGACGAAGAGGACGACAAGGAACCCGCACCCGCCACGAAGGCGCTTGGCGTAGAGAGCGTGACTCGGCAGGAGTTCGACGCACTAAAGGCCGAGCTGGCTAAACTGGCAGCACTGCCTGCTCCGTCCCCGGCGTATTTCGGCGGTGCTCGTACCAAGGTGGTCGAGCAACCGCAGCAGAACACGATGAAGGCCACGATGGCCGAACTGGCGAAGTCGGGCGACCCCGCGACACGCCAAGAGGCCCAGCGCTGGCTCGATACCAACAAGGAGTAACCAATGAGCGCTGTTTCCCCCGACCTTATCAAGTCCGTGCAGCGGGCAATGCCCGAAGCGCCCCTGGAGCGTGCCGTCGAGGCTGCCCAGGCATTCAAGGATGCGGTCTCTACCCCTATTCACCCCGACAAGCTGGAGCCGGGGATGCGGACGCTGCTCGACATCCAGAGTGGTGGTGCTCTCACCAAGTCGGCAGGTATGACCGACTGGATGAGCGGCGTCAACTCCGCGATGGCTGAACTGGGCAAGGAAATCGCGTTCATCCCGAACCTGCCCACCAACCTGCCGCAGTTCAACGTGTTTGACCTGAGCGGCCCTGCCTCGCAGCT